ATTTCTATATCAAACATATATTCGCTTGTAGCTATACCCCATACGGCAAAAAATCCCCTAGGATCAATAACTACACCACCCTTTTCGCCACCACCAAGAAGCTTCCCCATCGCATCGCTCTGTAATCTATTTACGTCTAGAATTCTAGCTTTGCTCATGAAATGGTATTGGCTTTCGTTGCCGAAAAACAGTCCTCCTCCAGCCCCGAATAGTCCAGAAAGAGGATCTTCTCGGCTAATATAGTCAGAATTAGACCACTTAAAATATATCTCTTGCTGTTGCTCGGTCAATATTTCTCTAGCAATCTCATCTCCGGTTTTTCTTTTTCTCTTAAATTGTCGAGAATTAATAATTTTTTCTACAGCAGCCTTATATATATCCTTCTCAGCATTCCACTCAGATTCAATTATCCTCTCTTTCGCCCTTTGAGCAAAAACTTCAGCCAAATCAGATGCGGTATCAATTTTTACAGAGTTAATTTTCAAGGATTTGATTTGAGATTCGCCCAAATCAAGGATATTTACATTTCTTCCACCCTTAGAAATCATAACCGCAAACCTACAGGAATTAGCTAAAGTATTACCGCTATCATCTTGCTGGCTAATTATTGCCCCAAGAGATAAAACAAACTTAGATACAAATTGATTACGAGTTGCATGAGTAAATATTTTTGCTCCTTGAGTCAAAGCGTTATTTATATCATCATACTCAATTAGCGGCTCATCAATTTTTCCATCAACATAAGGGCCAGGACCAAAAACAGGAGTATTATATTCAGTCATTGCAGACACTTCTTTAGACAATAACTTAGCTTCGTTGCTGGCGCCATTTTTAAACTCGGGCAAAATATCGTCTTCGTTTAATACATAGTTAAATATTTCCGAACCATTAACGCTACTTTTAACAGGCACATTATTCAAAAATATACCCTCTCTAATATCTCCCCCAGAAATAGCTCCTCCGTTTTGATTAACGAAGCCCCCAATTGGACCTTCTGAAATTAAGTCAAGATATTCTATATCAGTAAAAGATTCCAAAGCGTAAAATTTTTCAGAAGTGGATCTTTTCAACTTAGAGCTTTGTCTTTTTACATCTATATTTATGGATCCTATTTTCAAACGACCGTAACCCAGTGGAACAGGTATTCCTTGAGCTTGTCTATTCCGACTGCCATTGATTAGATAAGATTTCGTGGAAATCTGCTTGCCGGGCTTTGGGGGCTCTGGAGGCTTAAATAAAGCATTTATTGCGTAACTAATAGCGACACTCGCTATTGTCATAACAATAAACGTCTTCCAAGTTATGGCGGCAATAGCTGGAATAAAAAACGCAGCACCTTGAGACATAGGTACAAAGTGCAACTCCTTTTGTTTGTAATTCATCTCGATTTTAGATCTAGATAGACAGGATTTAATTAAATCCTCCTCGCTCGAGATATCTTTAGGGTTTTTAGTTAGTATAAAATACTCTAAACCCTGTTTTTTTGATTTAAAAATATATTCGAAAAACTCTTCATAATTAGAATCTAAGGCTAATAAAACTTCAGGCAGGCTTTTGGCGGAAAAATTATGCATTTTTCCGAACTTTTTACCTAAAGCGCCATGTAAATAAACCTTTTTCATTCCTTATACCTTTAGGTATAATACACTATTTTTTTAAAAAATAAAAATCATCATCCCTAAGACTATATATAAGAAAAGGTATTTGCATTTCTCTTTGAGAAATAATATCAAAACGGGAAGGTTTTGAAGACGCAGAAGGATGACTGTGATATATGCATTCGGGGTTTTTGTCAAAAATTTCAACAGGGTTAATTAAAAAATTATATTTAGGCTGCTCGCTTATATTATTGCACTGAAAAACAGAATCGCCCTTAATATAACCGCATATCTCAACAAAAGGATCTAACTTAGCTTGTTGCCTAATCAATTGATAGACTTGTCTGGAAAACATCAGCCTTCTACAGGGAAATTTTCTGTACCTGGAAACCCTCCAAATCTTAGTCCTTCATGAGTCTGATCAGATTTATTATAAGGAACTAAAGCTTCTGATTGAGAAAATCTTAGAGTGCAAGAACCAAGCGTTTTTTGACACTCATCTTGAAGCCAATATTTTTTATCAAAAAAGGGATGATGCTCTTTTGGGTCTTGGTGGCTTTGTATACATACAAAAACTTGAGGCGTAGACCTGTACGGATTAGAGCTATGAGACCCTACAATTTTAACCATATCACCTAAATCATATCCCTCAGGCGCACTTTCGCTTCCATTCATACCATACTTGCTCCACTGAGGGATTTCATTTACGGATTGAATACTCGAATCAATCTGCCCCATAGAAGAATCCTTATCGCTTTCAGCAAAACCTTTGGTTAAATCAATGCCATCTGAAGTTTCTATAGGTAAGCCTTTATACCCACAACCTATATCACACCTATAAGTCCAATTACAATAACTTGACATTACAACCCTAGAAGGAACATAAGAGTTTTCAAGCTCTAAAGCAGAAACAAGTTCGAACTCAAGAAAATTTTTAGACTCTGTAATTTTTTTATTTATATAAAATATATCATCAGGAAAATGGGCGTCTGGATCAGGGGCGCCAAAATGGTTATCCCCTGAAGAATTTGTATTTCTATTTAAGTAATTATCGGCATCTAAAAATTTGGCGAAAGTCCGCTTTCTTGTGATCCTACAATTAGCGAAATCTTTATTTAGCCTGAATATCAAAGAAAATAAGCCATCAGGATTAGCTATTCTTAATTTTGGACGAGGAAGTCTACCGTCTCCAGTTTTTTCAAAACCCTCTGCCTCAATAGGTAGTGGTTGGTAGCCATTACCTTGCCAGTATATAGGATTGGATCCATTAATCATAGCACAAAATCTATAGACAGAAGAATCCCCAAAGTTAATATCTGAAGCGAGCCCTAAATTTTCAACATTTTGCTGTAAAATACTGAAATCTATTTCAAACAATTCTATCAATGCGTCAGGAGCGATAGAAAGCATTTGCTTGGATAAATTTGATGTAGACTCACTCATGTTTTAGAATATATTTGTAATTTACCCTCGTGAGGACTAAAATTATCTGAACTTGATACTGTAAAAGCTTGAGTAAGGTATCCATCGCCACGAGATAATACAATATTACCCTGCGAGGTTCCACCAGAATCAGTATAATTTATATTGTTATCATTTTCGTCAACCAATAAAGTCTCTATGTCAAGTGACGCAGCAAGATAAACTGCATCCACATAACCCACCTCTCCAGGCTTAAGAACGCCATCTTTATTATTTTGGATAAACTTTTTGATTATAAAAGACTCGCAATCAGCATACTCGCCTAGCGCATAACTATAAATACTTCCATCATTCCTCTGGAAAAATTTAGCTATAACAGACCCATCAGTATTTACTGAATTAAAATGCTGACCACCCTCTGGGCCAGAAGTAAAATTATCAATTAATTTAATTCTCTGCTGAGACAAGTTAAACGGAAGTGTGGAGTTTATAGGTAAATTATACGTATAATCTTCAGAATTAAGATTATGTTTAACTATCATCGGCACATCATTACTTACCTGACCTAAAAAACTAAAATTTACAGAAGTTGATGTATTTAAAGATATTGAATTAATTGTTATACTTGACCCACCAATATTTTCGAAAAACATTCTTGCTCTAAAAGGTTTAGATAAATCCAACCTTGCATCATTCTTTTTTGAAGCAAAAATAACTGGCTTAGTAAATATCAATCTACCTGGACCAGTTAATGGCTGCGTTCCGAAATTACTTAAGTCTTCTGCCTCGAAATTAAAAGGAAATTGCTTAAAGGTTGCAGTAATATTATGGCTGTCTTTATAATTATATACATGATTCCACTTTTTACATATAAAATTTTGAATGGTTTCATATGGAGGTGGAGGAGAAAATAAAAAAGGAATATAACCAAGATGATTTTCTAAGAAATGTAATATAGCATAAGCTTCATCATCGCTTCTATTATTAAAAGACACGCTAAACTCGAGCAAACTTTCATTAATTCCATTTCTATATAATTGAGAATACCTTGATTTATTTTGAATTTGATTCATTCTTGGTTGCTGAGAAATATTCAAACCAAGAGAAGGTTTCCACAAGAATTCACGAGTCCAATATTCCTTATTCAAATCAGTATACAAACCGCTTTCTCTAGTCCACTCTGTGTTCTTCACAACAGGGGACTTACCAGACAAGCTTGCGTCACTATGCCAATAATAATATTGATTATTTACATCAGAAAAAACAACATCATCCTTAATATAATATTCGCTATCATCATAAGTTTCTGCAGATTTAACAAACAAAGATTCTGCCCTGTTTAATATTGATGTATCATAATTAAATAAAGTTAAAGATATATCATTACTATCTTCAAAATTAAGAGAATGATTAAATTGAGTGCAATAAAATGTTTTTGTTTGATTTTCTATTGAGTCATATGGATGAAATGTCGCATTACCATCCCAACGAAAACCAGATATACCCTGAGAATATTTAAGCCAACTAGCTGTAGAATCTTTTTCTTGCTGACCAAGATGATTTTCTAAAAAATGGATAATAGCATTAGCCTCTCGATTAGTTCTGTTTTTAAAATTTAAATTAGCACTAAAACCTATTGAGTTAATTGACGCGGGAAAGGTTTTATAATATCCATTCTCATATTGTATATCAACATTTTTAGTTTCAAAATTCATTGTTGCTCCATAATCCGCATCAAAGAAAAATCTATCAGTTACCCATTTATCACTATTGGTGGGATCTTCATTAATTGCGGTTAATGAAATAGCATAATCATCCGCAATTTCATATTCATCTATAGAAATATCATTAGATATTCCCTGCACATGAATTCTATCAACCTTACCATCACCAAGTCTTTCAGCTGAATCATCTAAAGGTTTAGTTTTTGGTGTTTGAGATTCACTAGTTGTTTTCTCGAATTGATAATTTTTCAATCCATAATATTCTTGATTAGTATAATTATATAAAACAGCAGGATAGTTATCGCTTTTGTACAAATAAGCCCACCCAGTATTTCCTACTACATCATTATAACTAACAGATTCAAAATCTTCCTGCCCTAGTTCGTATATCTTCAAGCCTCCGCGTCTTCTAAAGTTCTTTGAGTAAGGTAATAAACTAAATTCTTTGCTATCAATTTCTAAAGTTTGATAAGAGTCTATGAAATCATATTGATCCCTCAAATTATTTCCCGCTCTATCTTGTAATAATACCGCATCATCAGGATCCAATCCCACACTATATATGTCACTTGAGTTCTTAATCTGATAATTGTAAGTAGGCTCAACATATATAAAACTATTACTGCTAGGCACACTACCACCTAATTTTGTTCTATTTGCATATATCCAAGCTCCATTTGTTTCATTAATTTTATTATCATTGGGGCCGCCACTAAGTATCCACGCCCACAACCTTTCATATTGCTTATCTGGATTAATGTATACCCAACCAAAAAGCATATGATAAATCCAGCCTCCCTGTGATTCTTGATAGTAAAATGATGTTGAATTGATCTCTAAAGAACCCTCTCCAGCATTAGACTTAACAAACCAAGTTGAATCATACCAGCCATTTAAAAAAGCATCCTTACCTAAACCAAGAACATCTCCGCCGTCTACTATTTTTGAATTATCCGCTAAATTTTTAAAATCCGCGTGGTCAAGCTGAAGCGTCCCATTATCCCATTGGGTTTTTAAATTTGTGGATCCAGCTCCGTCTAAAATATTACCATCTGCATCAGTTAAAAATACCGAATTTCCATTAAATGGTCGAAATAGCGGCCCAATCATTATCTTAGCATCTAATGAGTCCAACACAGTTCCATCAGAAGATGATAAGGAGTCGCTATAATCTCTGTCTATACCTAAAACATTATAAATCCCCGAAGCGTCTTGAACAGATCCAGCAAGTTGAATTGTCTGCCCAATCTTTAAGCTTTGACCCAAAACATCAAACAAAGAATAATCATCATAAATATAATGCGACTCCCTACCCCCAACTATCGGACCTTCGGGGTCCAAAGTAAATCTTCCGCTGCCAGATATGACGGCGCCACCGCCATGAGTCATATCATCAGTTGCGTAATAAAATAAACCGTCTCCTGTATTATATACAAAATCAAATTTTTTATAATCTACTCCAGTTTCAAATATACCCAAATAATTACTAACATGAGTTAATTTTTCACTATTATATGAAGAAGATAAACTTTGATTATAATTCTCAAACATTATTTTATAATCTCCTTTAATGTAATTTGACTTTTTGCATAATCCCCTTCATTAATAGATAAAGATTGAGATTGTATTTTACCTGTAGAAGAAAAGCGCGCGATCTTTTCGCCAGTTAATCCATATAAAAATGCAGTTATAGTAGAATCAGGAATATTAAATGGAGAGCTTACATTTTGCTGATCTCCGTATGGATTGAGATTAGGAATCATTTCGTTGGCTTCGACAACCATTTCGCTTTGAATATTTTCTGCAGTAATTCTATGCGGCGTTGCGCCTTGCGGACGAGTGTTAACACTAGAATGTTCATTATCTCTAATGTGACTATGTATTTTTCGCTCCACTATTATATTATATTTTAAATTACTTATCTCAAACTGTCTACCAACGGCGGTATCAGCAGCCGTATTACTTATCTTCACTTCCCCAAATGATTGCAAACCGTGACCAAAATCCACAACAGCTTTTGAAAACCTTCCTCGCGCCTCTCTATATCTTTGAATTGTTCCAAATATATCATAACTTGCGGTAGCCACAATATTTCTATAAGGAGATAAACTAAATCCAAAAGTTTTTAAATAAGCTGCATCAAATTTGTATCGACCAACTATATTATCATTAATAGGAGCATCACTCATTCCAGCTTTTATTTCAAACATTCTTTCTATATTATTAGGATTACCATTAACAGTAAATGTTTCAGCTGATATATAAAAATTAAGCTCTAATTGTCCCTGCAAAATACCATTTGGAGAAAATTTTAAAAATTCAGTTTTAGCTCCCCTAAGATCGTAATCAAAGTCTCCATATACTCTTTCTTCGCTTAGCTTGGGCGCAATAGATAAATTAGCAGAACTAACCATTAAATTCTTGCCGCCAAGCTGAATCCTTCCATCCTCAAATCTTAAAAATGGAGCACTCATGATACAGGGTTATGCAAAGTATCATAACCTTTATAAGTTAAAGAGATTGACATTTCTCCATCTATTGAAGAATTTACAGATTCACCAATTAAACGAACGTTGTTACCAGTAAATGAATTTATCATTTCATTTGTTTGTGCATCGCGGATATCAATAACAACCGTACTTTTCGGCGCAGCCTGCAACCTATCTTTAATTTCTCTCACTTCATACTCTTCTGCAATCATTGTGAAATTAATATCTGTCTCAATTGGATATTGAGTATCTACTTGAACAGCCGCTAGATTTTTAACTGATGGGCCTGTATTTGCATTCCAATCAGACTCTGTCCCCTTTGGTATTGCATAAACCGGATTTAAATTTAATGTTCGAGTATATGAAAAATCGGTGATCGCGTCTACAGTAAAATCGCTTACCTGAACGGATATGGATGATTGATCTGGAAATTTTATAGGCGGATGAGTTTTGGTTACTCCTTCGGTATATACTCCGCTACCCAATTCACCATATACGGTTATATCCGTCTGTATTTCTGGCAAACCTCCTACTGTACACGAAGCAGAATACCTATTTATTTTAGCCTTACTAAATCCAAATCCCTTGGTATTATTATCATACAATATAGCCCCACTAATCTCGCTTTCGTCAAAAGTATATTTACCGACAGAATTTACGTCTAACAATGGGTCTCGACTAACCATTGTTCGATTAATAGAAAAATTCCCCTCTAGTGGCGCATCGATAAGCGCGTCAATAAAACCAACACCAGCAACCCTCACAGGTTTTTCGGCTATACCATAGCTTCCGTCAACTGATTGAACGCCAGATAAAGCATAACCATTAATAACAACAGTTTGTTCGTAATTCGAGTAACTCATTTAGTATCCTGAAGAAGTCCGCCCGGACGCTGTTCCTGAACAATAACCGCAACAACCTCTTTTTTAATTTGTTGAGAAAGTAATTTCATCTTATCCTCAGCCATACCTTTTTGTTGGCCGTCGCTTTTCTCTTCAGAATCTTCTTTGTTCGAGCCTCCAGATAAATTTACGGAAATATTTATATTATTAGTATTACCCCCAGAAGTTGAGCTTTCTGATTTTTCTGAAAGCGGAGAAGTTTCTCCTCCATCGTAAAATCTACCCGCATTAATTTTATCTAATAAAGGTTTCCCTAATTGCCTTGCCGAACTTGCGCGAATAACATATTCTCCTTCGCTAAGCATTGCTGGAATTTGGTCAATACCAGATTTACCTGATATGTAACCTCCTGAAGCATATTTATTAATCTTCCCCCCTCTAAAAAAACCATCAGGCAAAACAGAAACCTGATTTCCATATGTATCTATACCAGATCTTACATTTGCGGGCGCATCTGTGCCATACCCCATAAACGCACCGTCTGTAGTGGGATTGCCAAATGCGTTGATCATCTTTGCTCCAGTTTTTACTACATTAGATCCGCTTTTCCCCATTCCACTTACCGCTGAAGATACAAAAGCTGTGGCAACAGTAGAGAGAATATTGGCGATCAGGGCTCGTTTCTTCGCTTTTTTCTCTAACCTTCTTTGCTCCGCGGCTTTTCGTGCTTGAGTAACAGCTCCATATGCAGCGACATCGTCTTCCAATGCAGGGCTATCGGCTTGGCTGTAGAAAAACCCAGACATTGGCATTTGCCTATATCTTCTACCAGAGTCTACTCTTTCATTTACTCCATCGCTAACTACATCATAACCTGCAATTTTACTTCGCCTTTTACCGCCTAAAGAATAGCCTGGAATTTTGCCGCCAGCATTTAAACTGTGCATGAAACTGCCGCCGTATTTATTAACAGCGCCGCGACTCATTAAATATTCTCCATTAGAAACTCTAGCTGGAACGCGGCCGCCTTGACTAAAGCCCATTGCGCCAACAACTTGATTAGCCATTGCAGTTAACATGGCGTTCCTGATAGCAGATAAAAAGCCGATGGCTATACCATTTAATGCGTCACCCAGATCTTTACTGCGATCAAGGGCCGCCTCCATCGCTCCAACCATACCATCCCTAAAATGATTTGCAGTTATTGTTCCTAGTTGGTAATCTAAAGTTTCTGCGTCTTCAAGCATTTTCTTTCCAACATCCCTAAAGGCGTTACCAAAAGCTCCAGGTCCAGTTTTATGAGCTCGCGCTATAGCAAGTCTTTCTCTTTCTTTTTCAAGTAGTTGCTGAGAGGCAGAGATTTCTTTTTTTGTTTCGTCGTTTAGTATCTTTTTCTTTTGCTCTATATCTTCTAGCGTCTTGAGTCTTTCGGTTTCTTGATCCTTCAAACCTTTATAGACCGTGAGTTCCTCCGAACTCATTTTAAGACTTTCGTCTAAACCTTCTCCTTTTTGATAAGAGCTCCAATATTTTTTAATTCTATCCTCGTATTCCAAAAACTGTTTTTGGGCAAGAACTTCCGGGCGAGCCTCTAACTTATCTATTTCATTTCGCTCGTTCTCTCGAAGTCGTTTTATTTTTTCTTCTAAAGCGAATTGTTGTTCTCTTAAGGAGAAGGCTTCCCGCTCTTGTTGGGTTTTATACCCTGGGCCAAAATCTAATGCTCTCTGGGCTGCACCTACTTGATTATCAAATCCTCGTATTTTTTGGATTGATTGTAGAGCTCTAGAGTTCATTTCATTAATTCTCTGCATATCAGCAAGCGATTGCTTTCTTTCTGCTAGTATTAAATTAACTCCTTTTTCTGATTCGGCTAAATCTTTGGAGCTGTCTCTAGTTTTTTCTAAAACAGCTAAACCGTCTTTTCTTTTTTGTAGAATATTCTCAAGTAGCTCATCAATGTAAGATGTATTTACGCCTTCGCTTTGTTCGGCTTTTTTAATTCTTTTTAAAGTGTCAATTATTTGATTCGCAGACATGCCCTCAAGCTTAGATGTTAATTCTTGCGTAGTAAGGTCACTACCTTTATCTGCGAGACGAGTTTTAAAGACAGAGCTTAAAGACTTATCTCCTTTAATTTGAGATATCAAACCTATTTTCATTTCTGAATTTATTCGCTTCGTTCCTTTCTGAAAAGCCTCAGCAGCTTTATTTATAGCTTCGGTATATCGGTACATAGCTTTCTGCCTTTCCGTTATTGAGCTACCGATTATTTTTTGTTCAAGCTTCAAGGTTTGGTTTTGTTTTGCATAAGTTGCTTGTATTTCCAACTGGTCCATTTTAGCTTTTTGCTGTGCAGCTAATATAGCTTTTTGAAAATTGAGTTGCAAGATAACTCCTGCAGTAACTTTTTCCTCTTCCTTGCCTCTAGCTATTAGAAGTTTAGCTACATTAGACATCATTGCGTGCAATTCCTTATAGTCATCTGAGCCCATTTCTTCCGCTCTAAGGCGAGACACTTTCGTTCGTATCTCCTTACCCTTTACACTCGTTTTCCCCTCAAAACCAAAAGCTTTTAAAAGATCTGGATCAGTAAATGATTCATCCTCTCTCCCCCTGAATCCGGTCATCAGCAATTGTTTTTGAAATTTAACGAGTGTATCTTTATGTCTCCTCATGTCTTCTCTGCCCATGCCAGTAGCTTTCTTTATTTTATCTAGATTATCCGACTGCGCATTTGTCTCAGCTAAACCTTCCTTGTTAAACATGTCTCCAGCACTAAACGTTTCTAAAGCTTCCCCAACAGTTAAACCGCCCAACTTGTTTTTGTATTCTCTGTAAAAAAAACTTTGCTTATTTATATCGGTTTCAGACAATTTATCTCGAGGGTCAATACCTTCTGCGAAAAGTTGGCTCGCGACAGCCGCTTGTTGCTGTAAAACCTGATTTTCTTGCCTGGTTTTTTCTTTCAAGGCTTCCGTAGCTTCATTTGTGGCAGAGA